TTACTGCAGCTCCGCTATCCTGGTCACTGCTACATAAATGTCCTGTATCTTATACCAGGTTGGATAATCCACCACTCCGGATGCAGGAAGCCCGAATATATTCTGGAATTTTTTTACAGATGCAGCGGTAGCCGGACCATAAATACCATCCACAGTCACTGACGGGATGGCAGGATAGGCTTTTGCTATGGCATTAAGCTGTTCCTGGATCTGCTGTACCTTTTCTCCGGTAACACCGATAGTCAGGTCATATCCCGGCCAGGATGCGGGAATCCCGGAAACTGCTTCCGCCACATTGATATACATATCGTTTCCATAGAAGCTCCGCAGGATCTCAATGGCGGAATATCCCTGATCTCCCAGAGCTTTGCTTCCCCACTGGGTCATCCATCCCCGATTCCTGCACTGCACCTGGCGTCCGTCACAGTACTGGGTCAGGATCGGCTGACGTACATCCGGTCTGGAAAGGTAGTTTTCAAAAAGTTCATCCACGATCCGGTCGATACTCTCAAAAATATTCCTGCCACGGATCCATTTGTGGTCGTATGCTGTGGAGGATGTAATGGTGAAATCATAACCCTTATTCCGGTACCACTCTGTATAAACTCTGTTCAAAGTAAACGACATGATTGCCAGAACATTGGCACATAAATGATGATACAATATCCGTCCGGCAGTGGGTACCTGCCGGACTTTTTTATAATAGGAAGTTATTTTGTCTTTGCCTTCACATGTTCGATCACCTTTTTCCAGGAATCAATACCACAGGTTCCACTTACCTTTACGCCTGTGTTTTTCTGGAAAACTTTCAGGGATGTTTCTGTATCGTCTCCGAAACGGCCATCCACAGTAACACCAAGTACAGACTGCAGCACAGAAACTGCAACGCCGGAATTCCCTTTCCGGATGATTGGAAGCTGGGTCTCAAACTTTCCCGTCAGAACTACTGCCTTTTTTGAAGTCTGTACCGGATACACTGCTTTTCCGTTCCAGTCATAGATGGTGTATCCCTGTTTCCACTCTTTCTTTGCATTCTCAAGGCTCTTGTATGCTCCGATCTGGCTCTTGCTGTCAGCCCAGGACTTTCTTGTGCGATAATACTTATCTACCGTCGGTGTGTCGGTCTTAGCTCCGATCAGCTGCTTGAACCGGTTCCAGTCACCTTTTGCACGGATTGCTGACGGGCAGTTCTTTGCACATACATCATAATGCTGCACAACTCTGTCTGCCGGGATTCCCAGCTGTTTCATAAGCTGTTTGCACACCTGGACTGTATTCTGGAAAGCTTTCTCGTAGTTATAGCCCGCCTGAACGCACATCTCGATTCCTACTGAATTTCTGTTGTTGACAGTACCGAACAGCCGACCGCCGTAGTTGACGCCCACGTGCCATGCTCCACGGTTGTATGGAAGCGCCTGATACGCTTCTGTGTCGTCCACATATACATGTGCAGAATATCCCTTAAAGTTGCCATCATGCTGTGCTTTTGCATGCGCTTTCGCATTTGCACCCTTGGCATAGTTATCCGTGTTGTGAATTACGATATATGCCGGTTTCTGACCTGCATAGCTATTGTTGTTACTGATAAGGCTTGTGTTGATATTCATGGTATTACTCTCCTTTTCTGTTTTTGATGTCTTGATAGATAATATACCGTTCAGGATGTTGATGATTTTCTGTCCGTAGTTCTTTCCGGATGCCCAGCCCTGTCCTTTGGGATTTTCCTGGATGCCGAGATGCTCAACATACTCAGCGCAGCCTCTTGATACGTATGTATATCGCGGGTCAATACATTTCTGTTTCAGTCCGTCTGTACAAGCGTAAGCCTGCAGATGCTGGATCTGCGCCCTGATTCCTTCTTTCGCAGTTTTAAAGCTGCAGCCTTTCTTTCCTGTGACGTTCACACCTAATCCGCAGAAATTATTCTGATCAAGTGTTACTGCTGATCCCGAAAACGTGAAGTTTCCTGTTTCCAAACAGGACTGGGCAAAAGCAATGTCACCACGCACGCCCTCTTCCGTGCCTTCCGTGATATACAGAGGAATCATCTTTGTGACCGAATCGGACACCTGTGGATTTACTTTTTTGATGTAAACCTTCATCTGTTCAACGCTGGCCTGTGGGGTTCCCATGATCTTTATCATATTTTCCTCCTGTGAGGGTGATCACTCACCCTCTGAATTTTTATATTTTGTTCTTTCCCAGATCTCCTTGACTTTCTCCCAGCCTCCGGTTGCAACCAGATACACGATAAATGCTGCAATCACAGATGCTACAATGTAATACCAGGTTATTGCAGCTTTATAATATGTGCACAGAATCAGTAATGCTACCGGGCACAGAATCAGGGATGCTACAAGGGCAACAATACTGGTCTGAATGTTCTTCAGACCTGGAAGATCTTTGATCACCTGCACGATTGCTGAAACGATAAATGCCAGGATTCCGATCAGGGCCAGGGCGTAAGTTACATACTGTGTGATAGTGTTAATATTCATAGTCATTCTCCCTTTCTTTTGATATGCAGTTCTTCAATTTCCTGTTTCATTTTTGTTACCATGCCATTTCCGCCAAGTCTGTGGTAAGCTTCGTACATTTCGCAGAAATTCTGATATGCGTATGACGGAATATCTCCCATCTTCGTATACTTTGAGTGATACTCAATCATCTGGACGCGAAGCAAGAGCATAGTTCCCTTACTGTTTGCGTCTCGATCTTTCTTCTGATTTTTCAGAAGCCAAACGATATAACCAAGCAAAATCGGCAATGCGATAAGATATGTTTGTGTGAGTATTTCTTTCAATTATTCACGCTTTCTCCGGCTATTGCGCCGGCGCAATTTTCTGTAAAATAAAAGAGCCTGTCACGGCTCGGCTCTGATCTTCATAAATAAATCCTTTCTATCCTTTCAATCAAACACTGTTATCCTTATCTTCGAAAACATCTTCCGCTCCTTCGAACTCCAGAAGGGTTTTGAGATATTCATATGCTTCCTTGATACTCAGATCGCTAAATTTCTCAGTTTCATAGGTGACAATTTTCTGATAAGGCTGCTGAATTTCTCCCGCGAGCTGTTTATTCCTGATCTCTTCGGAAGCCAAGGAAATCACAGCAACAGAGCAATGACTGTTTACAGTGTTTGATACATACAGGATGCGGTGGTATTCAGTAATCACACCATCCTCCTGGATTATCTTCTTTTTTAATGCCATTTTGATTCTCCTTTAGCTAAAATGTGATTTTTATACTTGCCATGATAGCGCAAGTATCATTATTCACAATGTTCTTAATATCAGTGTCAGTAAAACCATTACTATCAATTCCCATTTTAGCTCTAACGTTTAATCCGTTACGCCCTCCTATAACCGCAGCTGTATACGATGCCGGTTTTATAGGTTTTGAAGCAGTCGAGTTATATATATACTTTCCATTTTGCCGAATCGTGAGCCCATTTATGCTTGATATCGAAACTGGGGTGGACATAATTGGTCGGGATAATGGAATATGAAATATGACTTCCTGTTTAGGTTTCCATTTGCTACGACCTATATCCGTATACCCTATTACGGACCAACCGCTTTGAGCGACCGAATCCCTTACCATCTTGCAAGTTCTAACATTATTATCAACAATTTCATGTCTCGAGTATCCGCCGGTTTTCATACTCCATTGCCAATTTTTAATCCCTTGATTAGTTGCCTCGGCTAAATTCCTTCCGCCAACCATTATGCTATCAATTTTACTATTAGCACTATTAGCCTTATTCCAAGCTTCTTTAGCAGCTTCATAGCTGGATGATTTTGAAACGTCGGAATATTTAATAGTTCCGTTTGACATCACAGTCTGATCGACGAAATATAATGTACTAGTAGATCCAGAGGTATATGATGGTTCTGTTTTACTCCAATTAGATCCAATGGCGCTACCATCACTTGGTTTGGACGGTGCTGTCGCTGAAGACTGAAGAATATAATACCTCGTAAATTTGCTTACACTTATACCAATACTCCCAGTTTCTCCTTTAGGTCCAGTTGGTCCCTGTGGTCCAGTCGGTCCCTGTGGTCCGGTAGCTCCTTTGTCACCTTGCGGTCCCTGAGCACCAGTTTCACCTTTGGGTCCGGCGGCACCTTGTGGACCACGAGCGCCCTGAGCACCCTGAGCCCCGGTATTACCTGTTATACATACTCCGTTTTCAGAAGGCGTGAATTCAGTACGATCATCTCCGTAGGTTACGAAATTTCGTCTCCAAATATACTTGCCTTCTGTCCATGCGGGCTGGTTATTACTCCATGAACCACCAACTAAGGATGTTGGGGATGTGGATAAATAGAATTGTTCGAGTGTTGATTTGATTGTGTTATCTACTGTGGCTGCTTCTTTTGAACCAATCCGGAAATTGCTGACATTGATGTCCAACATATCCGTCACTGGATTAAATTCCAACGATGAATTTTTGCCTTTAAGTTTAAATACACCATCAGCATACATCTGAATTGGCGATTCTTTCTTACTTGTAAGAGCTCCGTCGCCAAGTCCAAGACCGGTGGTGGAAATATAAACACCGCTTGTTGGATCATTAATAGCCAGCTTGCCACTATAGATGGCATTTTGACTCATATCAAACTGAGCAATCTTAGCCTGGAATGCAGACAGGTCAACGACATCTATAGAAGCGGCCTGGATCTTCTGACCATTCACTTCTGCCTCAGATACGCCATTTGCGATGTTGATTGCTTTGACAATAGAGTCCTGACCATCCGGACCGGTGATGATAAGGCGCTCTGTCTTAATCGTACCGGCTACAATAGAATCTGCATTGATAGACTTGATCTTCGCTGCTTCAATCGTCGCATCAGCAATCTTAGCGTTCGTTACAGCGCCTTCATGGATTGCTGCTGAGCCAATGGACCCGTCCTTTAGGACGCCTTTTTCAATCCAAGCGTTATTTACATTTGCGAGATCGATATTTGCTTTTTTAGCATTAATTTCCTCAGCATTTTCTTTAACTACATCCAGTTCCTTAATAGATGCATACGTGATTTTTGCAGTCTCCACATCCAGTTTGTTAATCATCGCTCTGTCAATCATTACCAACTGTGCGTAATACCGTTCCATTTCTTTTGTCTGTGGGCCTTTATAATCTGCATTGGTTTCTTCTTCTGACAGGCCGACAGCTTCAACTGAATATGTAAGACCGCCATCGTATTCCCAATCCAGTTTCATGATAGGAACCTTATATGTGTTTCCAGACAGATCTGCTACGGTCAGGATATCCCAAGGATCCAGTCGGGGATCTCCCATCATTTTCAATGTACCTGGCATATAGGAGAAATTTTTGAAAGATGCCAGGATATTATTGAGGACTGTTTGTGTCATGAACGGATTGGAAAAAGACACGGACCTCGCTCCGGATCCTGAAAAGATTGATATGCTTTTTCCATTTTTATCTTGTCCCGTAAAACATACAAATTTTGAAACATCAAAAGCATAATCATTATGTTCAAAATTTCCCCAGTACCGGCTCGTCTTTACCTTATAATCTGAATCCACATAGGTATGCAGCTCGATCTGACCTCTACGGTTACAAACAGCAAACGCGCCATGAAGCTGCGCCACATAAGAAAGGACTTCCCTGCAGCTATATCCTTTCGGCACTTTTATGGATATCGCAGTTAATCCGGATGTCACTACAGGAACACCTGTGATATCCGCAATCTGCTTTAGTACTGCCACTGTATTTGTGGTTGTGCCATCCATGGAAAATGTCCGCTCTGTGTTCATCATACGGTCGTAAGCCGTGAACGTGATCTGATCATCCGCTTTTTGGGGCTTTCCTGCTGTAAAATATCCCATGGGGATATATTCTGTTTTTCCGTTCACGTCCATACCAATCTGAAGGAGCATTTCTGTTCCTTCAACTACCAGTCCTTTGCCAGGAATTGTCACTTCTATGTACTGTGACATGGTAGAACCCAGAGAAAAATCGTCTTCTCCTTCAGAACCTCCGGTGAATTTGATACTTCGTACGGTTGTGATGGATGTTTCTCCATAGGTGAGTAAACATTTAAATGTTCTGGAATCCTGCTGTACCAAGGTTCCAAATGCAGTTGTTGACTGATACACAGGACCGCCTCCTTACTCTGCCAGCATGAAATCAATGACATCCAGTTCAGCCATAGTCAGTGAATCATATTTCGGATCTTCGTCACATTTCTCGACTACTGAGATGGAAACAGTATGAATCTCCACCTCGGTCTCAATATTCAGAAGTTCACTCATATCCTTCCCAAATCTTTCTTTGTCTTCCATGATATAGCAGTCGTCTTCCGTCATGATCTCACCATTTTCATCTTTCTTGGCGTATCTGCGGATCAATTCTTCCCGTTCCGCAGTGTAAGCTGACGCAGCCTCCTGGACTGCTACCACGTTCTTCTTGATCGCATACGCCAGACGGACTGGCAAGCTCTTTTTTTTCATAGATACGCAAGTATTTAAAAAGTCTACAATTTCTTTGTTTTGCATTTTCATTGTTCTGTTCTCCTTATTTTCCGATCAGTGTCGCCCCTACTCCTTTGTATGTTTTCACACCGTCCACATAACTGTATACCGGATAGGATGGTGTGTTTGAGTAGCATCTCTTTGTTATCCGGGAATTGCTTCCAGGATCCGTAAATGTCACATTAAAGAAAGCAGGGCTGATTGCTGCATCAATCTTGGCAGTATCCGCTCTGCTTAACATGGGCCATGTAATTTCCAACGTATATTTAATAGCAATAAGATCGCCTACCATATCACCATTCGCTACACGCCCTGTATTATTTGACCAGATTTTTTCCTTTTTTATTGTCAAACCCGAAAGGGCCGGAGTCGGCATCGTAACTCCGTCAATAATGATATCATCTGTCACTTTACCGCCTCCTTATCCAAATACCGGATTTCCGGTCTGTTTCTGATAGTTGTTTCCTTCCTGGCGGATCACCTTAAACAATTTCTTTGCATCGCCTTCCAGATAGATGTGGAGTTCCCGTCCACGATCATTTCTGCCCTGCATGCTTTCAAAAGCATTCACAACTGCTTCAAATACACCTGCCCGGATTCCGGCAATGATCTGATTATTGTTTGCCACCGCAGAATGGTTTCCCATTCTTCCGACAAGCTCCGGTCCGGACTCTCTTGCCACGAACATTTCTCCCATACCAGGGAATCCGCCATTTGCGTACCAGCTCAGATTGAAACGTGGCAATGAAAATTTGAAGTTACCGATTTTTATAGATCCACCTTCCCAATCCCAGCCGATATGTGGCATAGGGATATGGATGCTTGAAAATCCATTTGCAAAAGTCTGAATAACATTCTGGCCAACTGTGTATAAGCTTGGAATTGCGTTTGCCACCTTGCCTGGTATATTACTTAATATTCCAGACAGAGAGCTCCAGTTATTATTCAGGCCGGTTCTCATTCCGCTTATGATATCCCTGCCTTTCGGCGTTACTTTGCTTTTGATATCTCCGATAGCGTTGAAAGATTGAGAACCGATTTTCTTTACTCTGCTCAGGAATGTTGATTCCCTTACAGCTTCCCAGCCATTTTTCAGACCGGTGATCGCAGCATTTCCTTTCCCACGTAGCCATGTTTTGGCATTTCCAAGTCTCTCTTTTGTCTGCCCTGGGAGTTTAGCAATCCAAGACAGTACAGCTGGCAATCCTGCTTTCATACCATTGAACAGGCCAGATATAACATATCCGCCCTGCGTACGCATGACTGTTGATGGTGAATGGATTCCGAAAGCTTTTTTGAATCCGTTTATGAATGGTTTAAAAATGTGTGCCTTGATCCAGGTTCCTATATCTTTAAATGACTGCACAACACCATTTTTAAAGCCTTCCCAGGTGAATTTTCCAGCTTCTGTGAAATGCTTTATAATATACTTCCTTGCATCTGCAACTGCATTTTTAAAGATACCGCCAATAAATGCGGCAAAACCTCCAAATGCAGCTCCAATCGTTTCAAAAACTCTGTCAGCAATTCCGCTCCAGTCAATGTTTACCATCAGATCTTTTGCTTTGTTATAGATGGTGTCCCCCATGGACCACCAATCCATGTGTTCAATCGCTGAGATTGCAAAATCAAAAAAGCCTTTTATCCCATCGGATAAGGTCTGTCCTATTTTTCCTGTATCAATGGTTTTGACCGTGTTGGTTACAAGATCAGCCAGTGCAGTGCCCAAGCCTCTCCAGTTAAAGTTATGAACCGTGGTATAAAGTGCTTCCAGTCGTGTGTTAAAGCACTCTCCAACTGTTTTTCCAACTACACTCCAATTGGTTGTCGCAATCGCTGTATTCAGTGTGCTTACCAGACCAAAGACGGTATCATGTACGGTTCCTTTGATCAGATTCCAGTCAAGGCCTTCAAGAGCACCATTGATCCCATCTCCGATAGCTTTCCCAAGACTGTTCCAGTGGAAATTCTTTGCAAAGGTATCTACAAATCCAAAGGCTGTGTTCAGTCCCTTAGAGAATGTATTACCAACTAATTTCCAATCCGCAGCTTCAATAAAGCCATTCAGAAAAGTGGCAATGCTTTTTGCAATCTTGTTACAGGTATTCTGGATTTTACCCCACGGAATACGTTCCAGTGCTTCGTTGAGCTTATTGCCGACCATGGCACCAAGTTCTGTAAAATCGCCGGACTTCCAAGAATCTTTAATCAGTTTTGCGAGATCTTTGAAACGGCTCTTGATGGCCGTTGTCTGGAACATATCATTAACACCACCAAGCGGTGATGTATCCGTTCCACTTCCTGTTCCTCCTGATCCGGAGCTGTCTGAATCATCGTTCAGCTTGTTGATCTGGTCGAATCCCAGAAGAGTGCGCTGATATTGTTTTGCCGCTTTTGATGCCGTATCCGCGTTCTTTGCATTATTCTTCAGACCCGTTGAGGTACTGTTAAGACTTGCAGCATAATCCTGATTGACTTTTTTGGCCGTGACCATGGTGGTTTTGCCTGTGAGGGCTCCCATCAGCTGGCCTATGGAATTTACCACGTTGATAACCGTCTGAATGAAACTGTTCAGAATTGGTGCTACAACATTCAGGATTGGTGCAAAGGCTGTGGCCAGTGAATTTTTGAGCTGTGTCAGAGAAGACATCAGCAGAGAAAGACTTCTGTTTGTTTCTCCACTGTACTGTGCAAGGTTCTGAAATCCCTGCTTTGCGCCATCTACAGCTCCACGGATCACAAAACTTGCAAACATAAATTTTGCAGTCATTCCGATCGTCTTCAGTATACCTGTCAAGCCTCGTCCGGATGTTCCCAGACCATTGAACGAAGATTTTGTCCTGTTAAGAAACGGGATTCCGGATGTGAACTTCTGGATCAGTGCAGCATAAGCACCGGAGCATTTCCGGATCACACCGGTGAAGGAAGATGCAACGTTTCCAACACCTCCCAGAAGCTTTGTAAAGCCTCCCCACCCCTTCGAAACAGTTGCTCCTATTCCTTTGAAAATTCCTGTTCCAAAGTTCAATGCCTGTTTCGGAAGAGATACCGGCCGCTTTACATCTGTATTTGAGGATTCCATCTGTCTGGCCTTTGTTTTATACTCCTCTACAGCTATTTTCGCTTGATCAATGTCATATGTAAGGCTTTTCCATTCCTGACTTTCTTTTGATACGCCCAAAGCTTGGAGCTTATTCTTTTTTTCGCGATAAGCATCAAGTTCTTTATTTACTTTCAAAATGTCTTTTTGTATTTTTTGATATTCTTCTGTTGGCACCTGCTGAGTTGATTTTCCTGATTTTTCTAACGATTTCATTTTTTCTTCATACTCAAACAGCTTCCCGCGAGCTTGTTCAATATCGTATATAAGGCTTCTCCATTGCTTGCTTTCTTTCTTAACGCCCATCGCCTCAAGCTTTTCACCTTTTTTTTCATATTTTTCTATTTCTTCGTTTAAACTTTTAACAGAATTTCTGATTTCACGATATTCGTCTGTAGGGGTTTGTTTAAAAGCAGTTCCTGACGTTTCCATTTTGGCTGCAGCATCTTTGTATTCACTGAGTTTTTTTTCAGCTCGAGTAATATCAACTACAAGGCTTTTCCATTGCTGGTTCTCTTTAGATTTACCCGTGTTTTCAAATTTGTGCTGTTTTTCTTGTAGTTTTTCCAATGATTGCTGTGCTTTTGATAAATTTTTCTGCAATTCTGCATACTCTTCCGTTGGAACTTTGATGCCTGCCTTGATCTGGAAATTTTTCACAGGATTCCTGCTGAGCATTTCCCTGATCTTATTCAGAGTATTCCTTACCGGCTGCAGCGCCTTGCTTTCCATTCCCTTGAACGGATTCTTTACTTTCTCAGTTTCCTTCTGGATTTCTTCAACGCTTTTCTTTACTTCCCGCCGGCTGTTTTCCATTCCTTTTTTCAATGGTTCTGTTGTAGCTTCAATTATCACCTGCATCTTATGAAGTGTGTCTCCCATGGGCTCACCTCCTCTCTTTTTCTCAACAAATCAATGATTATGTCTATAGTTCCATTCGGCGTTGTACGCCCTTCTTTTTTCCATGTACTCTTCCCACTGGCGGGCTTCCTCTGCTTCTTCGTATGCCTTCTGTTCTTTTTCAAACAGTTCCGGATAATAATCCCAGGGATGGGCTATCTTGCCATCTTTAGCAAATAACGCTGAGATATCTACTGCTATGGCCTGGGCCTGGATGAAATTATCCATGATCCGCTGCTTTTCTTCTCTGAGCAACCGCCTTCTTATATTTGCCAAAGTATCGAATATCTCATTTACAGAAAGGTTCCAGAATGTTTCCGCCAGGATCCCCATCTCAAGAGCTACCGGATACAGCTCCGAGAGCTGTTCTGACATCAGGCGTTCTCGATTTCCTCCAGAAGGGATACCGCTGTTTTCTCCGGTAAAAAACCCGATACCACCATGAGCGGGATCAAAATCTTCTGATAGAGTTCCAGCTGACTGTTCCCTTCATCGATCCATGCGTCATACAGCTTCTGCACATCCTGATAATCAATCCCATGCTCCCACGGTGACATTGCTTCCTGGATGATCGTCAGCATCACGGAAAGCGGCGGAATATCATCGATCATATTCATGAGATTCTGTCTGTACTTATTTTCCAGGCGTCCGATTCCGGAAGCTTTCAGTTTCATCTTGAAGCTCCTGCCGCCTACATTCCAATAAGCAAAGGGCTGTCTCTTTTTCTTCTGTTCCTCCAGATTGACTACTTTTTCCTCTGGAGCCTGTGTCTCATTCTGGGCAGAAGCTCCGCCCAGATCCTGAATGCCTTCAAAATTCATCATCTTTTATTCCTCCTTACGCCGGATCTGTCTGTTTGATCTCAGACTGTACGGCCATGGTCACCTCAAACTCGATCACACCATTTACTCCACCGCCTGTACGTTTTACGGAAAACTGTGCAGTAAACTCGGTAACTGTTCCATCTTTTGTTTTTTCCTGGAAATCCCAGATCTCTTTTTTGTCTGCTGCATCTCTCATAAGCCTGTACGGGCTTCCGGCTTTACTGTTGTCGTACTTCCATTTGTACTTCATATCCGGAAGGTCTCCAATGCCTTCCTCGTACATCTTGTGCGGATCTGTAAGGCAGGTGTTTTCCTCCTTATCCAGTTCCACTCCGACTTCCGGGATCTCTTTCAGTCCTGGAAGATCTGTGTAAGCTGCAGAGTTTTCTCCAGCTGTGTGTTTTCTGTAACCTAATGTTGCTCCATTTGCTAACATCGCTATTCCTCCTTATCTCCAATACACGCTGTCAGAATCCATATCAATGATCCCTTCGTAGCGCATCTGTTTATGCTTCATCCCTGACGGATCCGGCACATCTGCACATGCGATCCGTTTCAGGCCTGTCACTTTCATCGCTTCATCTACCTGCAGAGCTGCTTCTGAAGTGCTGTGATTGTTCCAGATATCGATCCGGTATCTTACAAGGGCTTTATCCTCTCTCATTCCTTCAGCATCGGAGCTGGCTTCGTATACATCGTTCTGCTCTTCGGTATACTGGAGCGTTGAGCCCTCCGCCCAGGAACGGGGATAAGCATCTGAAACATTTTCGGACACCGTGCACAGTGCCGCGTACACCTGATCTTTTACATTCTTCATATATCCTCCAAATCTGACGCAAGGCTTCCGCCCAGCACCTTTAAGATCTGTTCTTCGTTATCCTTCATAGCCGGATACAGGAACGGATAGGCCGGATTTCCGCTGCATCTATAGAATCTTCCATCCGGCGTGTCCATATATGGCCAACGGTACTTTTCAGCCACTCTTCTGTCTATCTGGCTTTCATGGATCCACCATGGCTGTTGAGTATAGACCGGAGTTACTTCCGGAGAGATGCCGGCATGTTTCTCCTGGCCTTTCGGTCCGGTTCCGAACTCTATGTACGGAGCATAAGCTTTGTCTGTCCAGCAGATCCCTGTGACAGAGTTTTCTTCCTCTGTGGTTTCCGCAAAAATGCTCTGCCGGAGTTCTCCGGTATCTGCATGGCAATTCTCAACTGCTGCTGACCGTACAAACTGGATCGCTTCTCCAACTGCCTGCCGGGTGTCCAACTCGGACACCTCCTGCAAAGCTTTCTCCACTTCATCAAATCCATTTACACTCATATCTTTTCCACCTCTATGGTAAGGAAACGATATGGTTTGATGGATATGATCCGATAGTCTGGAAGCTGATCTGCTGCCACATATAGACAAATCCCGTCCCGTTCCTCTATATCCGTTCCATCTTCCAGGATATAATGCAGCCGGCTTTTTCCATCCGTCTGGATCTTATAGTTTCCCTGTATCCGGATATTCCGGATATAATTCAGTTTCTGGCCGTACTGCTCAACCTGTACTTCTCCAGATGCCGGCCAGCTTTCTCCGGTAACAGAAGAGGCAGCACCATATTCCTCGCTGGTACTGCCTTCTTTATCTTTCTTTACCGTCATTTTCTTATGGAAAAATTCCTCAAGTCTGCTTCTTCTCAGCCTCATAAGTCTTTCCTCCTACTCTGGCCAGGCGATACCGGTTCAGCGTGTCGTAGATCTGTTTCGGCGCATCCTCAAAAGTATAACTCTCTCCACCCTCACTTCTGGACTTTTCCCCCTCTGTTCCCATCCGGTTCAAAGCGATCACAGCAAGATCCCGGACTGCCTTTTCCAGCCCGGTCCTTAACTGTTTGCGATTGGTGTAGGACAGCACGAAAGCTTCAGCTTCATCCAGAAGGACAGACAGAAGTTCCTCATTCTTTTCTCCGGTCAGGATCTTCAGCTTTTTGATATCTTCTGCTGATGCCATCGTATCACCCTTTCAGGATTGCCAGAAGGTCCGCTTTTGCCAGGGAGGAGACACCGGTCAGTCCTTTCTCCTTTGCAAGAGTTTTCAGTTCTTCAACTGTCATATCCTCGATGTCCTTACCGATTTTCTCTTCCGGTACTGTGTCTGGTGTGGCTTTTTTCATCGGTGTGAAGCCATCACTGATCAGCTTTTCTGCTGCAGATCCTTCCGCTTCTCTTTCTACATTTTTACGGATCAGCCTCATGCTTTCGCCTCCTGGATGCTCAGATAGATGGAATCCAGTTTATTATCCAGAATCCACATATCATGGAAACGGCGGTAATCCATCTGCCATGCGTTCAATTTCTGGTTTGTTGTCGGGTCGAAGATACGCATGATATCCTGTTTTGTGACAGCGATTGGCGTGGTTACAGGGCAGATGAAAAAGTTCAGGTTCTTTGCAGATGTTCCTTTTTCATATCCGCCTTTTTCCTGGCCACTATCTTTACCGTTATTGATCTTGATAGCTGTGTACATACGGTTGGAAGGTGTGGAAACCAGCGGTACACCATCTACAGAAGGAACCTGTGTCTGAATTCCGCCTTTAGAGAAGGTCACTGCAGTGATCTTGCCCGCAAGTTCCAGTTCCAGCTCCATAATAAAGTCCGGTGTTGCCTGGCAGATAAGAGCTCCGTTATAGTTTTCTCTTACCGCTTTGATCCCTTCTTTCAGCTTACGCAGAGCAGATGTAGAAGCAGTTCCCGGTACATAAGATTCTCCGATCATTCCTGCTTTATCTGCAGTAAGTGTTTCTGTGGCCAGCTTGCTGATACGGTACGCATCGATCTCCGGAACTACCTGTGTCCTCTGGAACTCTCCCATAACTGCACCGGCAGTCGGGATAAAGTTTGCCTCGTTGATATCCATCGGATCCAGCTGGAAGAGACGGCCACGGTCCTGTGTCATTTTTCTGGTCTCGTACTCCAGGGTAACGGAGCCGCGCTGGTATCCAGCCTCACGGTCATAGTCGCCCATTCCCTGAACGCTCATTTTCGGGATCTTTACTTCAGATCCACCGTTATAGATCACCTGGCCGGCATTGGCATCCATCCAGCCGGTGGTTGCTTCCTGAACAGCGATCTTATCAAGCTGTGTCATAAATAAGGTTGCTGTTGCTAAAGTATTGATTGCCATTGTTTATTCACTCTCCTTTAAAAAATACCCATCATCGCATTGTATACCTGCTTTTCAAGGGCTTCCTGTGTGTTTGTTTCTGGTGCTTTTTTCGGAGGCTTGCCGCCTTTCAGCTTCTCATCGACTGCTTTCTCAACTGCAGTCTGGAACGCTTTTTTGACGGTTTCCATGGATTTCTTGCAGGCATCTGCATCTGTATAATTCAGTACTTCTGCAAGCTCTACCGGAAGTCCTTCGTCTGACAGGTTGTTCTTTGCTTCTGCCATGAGCTCACTTCTGGTTACTGCTGCCTCCCTGTCGGAAAGTTCCTTTTCTTTTTTATTCTGCATGTACTGCGCTTTTTCTTCCTTGGTCATCTTGGCCAGCTTCTCAGCTTCGGAAAGCTTATCATCCGTCAGTGCCTGCCACTTCTCCTGTGCGTTTGTCACTGCCGTATTGACTGCCTTCTGGACACGTCTGTCAAATTCTGCCTGATTACTGCCTGTTTTCAGGAAGTCATCAAAAGATGGAGGATTATCTCCTTCGCCGCCCGTACCTTCTCCGGATCCGCCGCCATTGCCCTCACCGGCCCCAGCACCGTCTCCGCCTTCTGCGAATAACTGCAGGTTCATTGGAACTTTACACATTGCTTTGAATACTCTGTTTCTCATATCTTTTCCTTTCTGCCCAGCCTATTCGTTCTCACGCCCGGGCCATTCAGTTTTTGGAATCTGCTTCTTTAACGCCTAGCGGAAAAAGGCATAAAAAATAAGACGCTTCACCCTGCGTCTCACCGGGAGATAATTGGATTACCTATTCCTTCCCTTTGGCTGCTGCCTTTGCTTCTCTTACTGCCTCTGCAACACCCTCGCCGATCAGATGTTCCCCTCTGTTTTCTGTTACTTCCAGAACAGTTCCCTTCTCGACGATTTCTTTCAAGCAGATGTCGCTGTATCTTTTGATGCATTTTACTTTCATTCTCTTCACCTCCCCTCCGTTGCGCCGGCGCAATTACAGTTTAAAGCACATGTTCTGAAACTTCTTATAAGCATCAAGGTATAACTCGTGCTTATCTCCGTTATATGTCAGCTCATAATACATTCCATCCGGCACAGTCGTGCTCAGAAGTGCTTTACTGTTCTGTAATGTCTTACAACTCCATACCACGTACACATCCTGTACTGTGATCTGCTTTCCATCGGTCTTATCCATATGGGAGTTTGTATATTCAGCTACTTTCGCCTTACAAAGCCTTAAAAATTCTTCGTTTTTCATTCTCTACTCCTCCGCAAAAATCCAGTCTTCCGCAAGCATATCTGCCTGAGATGCAAGCCATCCCATCTGCACACCAGATGTTCCTACAAAAGCCACTGCCATGTTGCCAATAGCATTGTGCTCACAGTTTACAACTTCGCCATCTGCTGCCTTATAAGAAATCCCAGTTGCAAGCTGAATGTACTGTTTTTTACCATTCCATCCTTTACGAGCTACTTTGGACCCTCTTTTCAGGTACTTGATAGCTTCCCCGAAAGAAAATGTTGCTTCTCCGCCCAACTGCGGACAGTTTACTTCATCTGCAATGATCCATTCATCAGAAAGAATATTCTGAAGCGTATATACAACGCTCTGGGTTTCCCGGATATCCAGTTCCTGTCCATCTTTTGTGTGCATGATGATTGTTTCTTTCTCTGGACTCCAATACCAATATCCTCCCCAGGACGGTAATTTTGCTTTACTTCCTGCTTTCATTGCCTTTAATGCTTCTTCAAACTTCATTTCTGATCCTCTCTTTCTTAAAAATGGGTATAAAAAGACCACCGGCCATTTCTGACTGGTGGTATCAGTTGGTCTGATAATAAATATCATCCCTTATTGATTCAAGCATATATGTTTTCGCTGATGGCTCATAATTTGCGTCCATCCAATATACCGACTCATCTTCCACAAAAAGCATAAAATCAATTTTGGTATCCACATCTACTTCAAATACTCCATTATTTTCACAATTCAGTACTCTCTGAACCAGCTCATTGTCAGGATACATTTCTTTAAGAAATTCGATCTGCTCTTTTTTTAGTTCAAATCTTCGCATTTCCATTTGCTATTCTCCTTACATAGTCTGCATCTGTTGGATTGCATTGAATCAGAATCCCCGTCTCAGGATCTAATGAGACTGTTCCATGTCTGCCAATATATTTCTGGCTTTTTCTTGAATCAGGATCCGTTCTCGTAGGAAATACTTTCGCCGGATTCTCCAGCGCATCCCGTATTCCTTCCACGGTAACTCCTGATCGTGATCTTCCCGTTTTTGGATCTTTCATGGTTCCGATTACTCTGTCCATGAAATGTTTACTCTGTCTGGTTACTGCTGTTCCCTCAGAAGTCTTTATACCAACAACTTTTTCATTGATTTCATCATAAATCTTCTGATAATTCTCGAATCCAGATAACGGAGATATCGTGCCTTTATCTACAGAACGTGCATAAGTCCTGAGCAGTTCCCACTTCTCAGGTTCATTATACTTCATTTCCTGGAAGTCTGCAAAATGTTTCGGCATGTCTTTTCCAAGAAGTTCCCGATACCGCTCATACTGCTTCCGGTCTGACGAAGCGTTCTTGACTGCTTTCTCCTGGGCTTCTGCTTTTAGATTTCCTTTGACGTATTTCTCATACCACTGTTCATAGGTCATATCCGCAGGAACCATCTCTGTACGCCCTGTTTCCGGGTTGTAAGCACTTCTTTTCATGTTCCTGAGGATTTTATCATCTATGACAGAAATCGTTGTAGAGCGGCAATATGGATGCATGGGAGGATAGTTCACTCCGGCTTTCCGGTCTTTCACCGAAAAAACCTTTCCATCCAGTTCCCGACAGATCTCACTGGTACGAAGATCCAGCACTGCCACATAGCGATAATTCTTGATCCCGCAGTCAATATAACTCTGTGCAGTCAATTCTCCTGCCATGTAACAGGATTCTGTTCTTACCAATCGCCTGGCCTGCTTTGCTCCCCCTCCGCACTGGGCCTGGATGGATTCCGCTGTTTCCCGGTCTGTCCGGCCGGTAAGGAGGCTGATCAGCAATTCATCCTTCAAGGAATCTGCAAGCTGCTGTGTGTTCTGCCAGATACGGTCTGAAAAATGTTTTCCGGACCATTTCATCTGCAGAGCCTGGTCGATCTGTTTCCTGCTTACATGAGAAAAACTGAATGCCAGGCCGGTTTCTTTCTGCATATTGTAGATGGAATGATAATAGGCTTTTTCTCCAAGCTGTTCCAGAAGTCTGGTATCGAACTGCTTCTCCTGCTGATATACCTGCTGCATCACTGCATCTACCTGTGTCATAAGATCCTGCAGGCGTTCCATTCTTGCACGGTACGCCGGAGCTTCCAGTTGTTTCAGAATCTCACTGTCCTTTTTCCTGTTCTGGAGTTCCTGTTTCAGCTGATCAATGGAGTTTTTATCCTGTATGGAATTTATAATCTGCCAGGCTTCTGTTTCTGACAGACCATATTTTGTCATGAACTTCTCAAAGATATCTCTTGCGGCATATTCCAGCTGGAGAGAGGCTTTCCGGTATACTCTGGCAATGAGATCTGCTGTCTCTTCTGCATCCTCCATAAACTGATACATATCCCAGGCAGATCTCTGTTCCCAGTATTTCCTACTCATTTACCTTTTCCTTATCATCCGGATTCTGTTCTGGTGGTGTGTTATCCTGCATGCCAAATACTTCCTGCTGCCGCTTCAGATTCTCTTCTTCCTCTGTTTCCAAGGCTTTCAATTCCTCGTCCACATCCTCCACAAACGGAACCTGTGAAAGCAAGGTCTTCCGGCTTACTTTTCCCCACAGATTTGCCACAATCTGGGATATCTCCAGGAGATTTTTCGGAAGTGCTCTGGTGAATGTCATCGTGATTCCGGATGGATCGATGCTGGTTCCATGCAAAGCCAGATAGTTACAGAATATCCGAACTCTTTTTCTCAGACCTTTTTTATAATATCTGGTCTTGATCTTTGTGATATTTTCCATACCCAGGAGCTTAAATTCCATAGCCACACCACTGACGTTCCCTCCAAAGCTTTCATCTGACATACAGGGAATGTGGGAAAACTTATGGATATCCTGCTCAATGGCTTTCTTAAGGATCTCCACACCGTTTTCATCAAAAGTCCTGGTCAGATACTCTGCTTTGGCTGTGTCCGGCATCTCAAGAACCTTGTACTTTTTAAGACGGGCTTTGGCCTTTCGGATGCTCTCGTCTTCATCCTCAGTGTTCGGTTCGTCCTCATCGGTCAGCAATGTTCCATAGATAGCCAGGATTGCATCAATAAACTGCTCCTTATCGGTCACACGATCGCTCATCAGCGCATTGTATGCATCGATCAGTGGGATCTGCAGTTCAAAATCTCCAATGGCCAGTTTATTGTTCAAGTATTCGATGATCGGGATCTCACCAAGATAATGGGGCACCGCCGGCTCTGTGGTTGCCTGGATCGTATTGTTGTTCTCAATGTCCAGCTCGTACTTATAGTTTGTGGTCACTACTGTGGCCATATAGTGGTCCGGAAGCTTCCCGGAATCATCTTTCCGGATATAATAATAGACAGCAAAGAGTTCGTTTTCCTCTATGCTGTCGTCTTTTACCATGAAGGTATTCTCTGCGGACAGGTTCTTGGTCTGCAGGTTGTTCTCGTTTTCCTTCACATAGACATATTCGTAAGCCAGGCCGTAGATGGATGCCTCCAGACCGTTGTCTCCATCTGTCTCGTCCGCTCCGGCCACCTCCAGTGCGTCTGTGAGGGCCTTGATGTCTCCCTCTGATTTGTACGTCACCGGATTGCCGATGAAATAGCTGCTGGCTGTATCAGAGAT